ATGCCAAACACACTTGATGTTCCTCCACCTGCTAATGAATTAGGACTTGGTGTTTGATCATAATGTCCACTAGCACTACCAAAGCTCTTAGGAGCAATGCCGTCTTTAACTGGACCTCTAGCATACCATACAGTTTCGTATTGAACTGTCATTGAATTTTGTACTGTATCACTTGAACTGTTATCTAAACTATCATGTTCCCAAGCACTAATTATTGGATTAACTAAAGTAAAACAAGTATAACGCTTTCTTGACATTTGATAAATTTGAATACTTTCAAAGAACGGTTTGAAACTATCATTGTCCATTCCGTATCTATAACTATTTGACAATTCACCTTGGTACGTATTACCTCTGTTGTAGGCCGCGTTTGAAGTGTTAGGATTAGAACTACCATCTACACTTGCATAGTTTCCATCTTTAAAATAATATCTATAATATGCTTCCCACATAGCAGTTGTCTGACCATAGTTATCATCGTGGAATGTAACATTAATTGGATCGTAATCTAATCTTGTTTGTAAATTTCTTTTTTGGTTGTATTGATGTTTTAGCGTTGTTGCAATTTGATACTTAGGTAAGTCAACTTGTTTAACAAGCATATTAATTTCTTGTGTTTTTAATTGAGGAATTAATGCTACAGCTTCTGGATTTAAATTAAATGTTACATGATAAAGAAATTTAGATTTAGGACTTAATCTATGTGCATCATCAACATAAAGTCTTGCCGCGTGAGCCGCATCGCCTAGGTTTCCTTTAGGACTCAATGCTCCGCTTATTAAGTTGTTTAAAAAACCGTTAAGTTTATTTGCCATTTTTACGTATTCCTCATACTCTTATACTAATATTTATCTAATATAATTAAGTGCGTAGATAAAAAAAAAGGATGCCTAATTAAAGACACCCTTTTTATATACTTCAGGAAATATTGTTATTGTTATTAACTAGCGCCGCCGCCTGTAATAGCTGTGTTAACTGTACGTCCGATTGCTGTTCCTATGCCTGTTCCTTGTGGGCTTTGGATAGCGTTGTCATAACGTATCGCTAGTGCAACAGTTACTGGATCGTTAGTAGAGTAAGACAAGCTATTGTAGTTTGCTGACTCTAAGTAACAACCATACAATTCAAATGTCTCTAGTACACTTGCTGTATTAGCACCGTTACCACCGTCTAATATTTCAATTCTTGTAACGAATTTGTAATCGCTACCTGACGCCGCCGAACTTTGTTCAAAGAAGTCAAATTGTTTCTGTAGTTGCTCGCCAACAAGTTTTTGTACGTTGTTTGAAACATCTTCACGTAGGTTAAGTGTAATTGGTTCCCAAGTGTGTTTACCTGCTAGGTATACACGTGAGTTATACACGTCTACTGTAATTTGTTCAAAACTTACGTTAGGTCTTGTTACGTCTACAACCTGTTTAGTTAGTTCTGTTGTTGGTGTTGATACTCCAAAATTTTCAAGACTCACTCTAAAGCGGTATTGTAGTTTCGGCATCAACAAACCTTGGTTACTAGCTGAAGAGCTAGAATCCAAAGGTACTGTAATTTTGCTTAGTGTTGAAATTGCCATTATAATATCTCCTGCTTATTAGTATTTATCATATTAAAGTCCTGCTATCTCACCAGTGTTTTTAAGTCTTAATGGAATGTAAATAAACTCCACAGCTTTCACTGGTTCAATTGCTATATCTAAGTAAAGCTCATTTCTATCAATTCTAGTTGGTGTGTTGTTTGATTCATCACACACTACTAAGAAGTCATATAATGCTCTTTGACCTACTAACTCTAATAGTAAACTATCTGCTTGTGCTTTAATCTCATCACGTGTGATTTTGTCATTTGGCTCAAAGATATAAGGTTTAGCAAGTTTGTTAAACTGTGAACGTAAGTAAATTACTAGTCTTGCAACGTTGATTCTGTCTAAAGCACTAGCATTTTTAGCTCTTGTCTTTTGACCAAAGTTAACAAGTCCTGCACCACTTAAGAACGTTACAGGGTTAATAGCATTGCTGTACAATGTATCACGCTGTCCTTCGTTAAGTGCTACGCTTTGGAATTCACCTTCGCTTGTAATGTATCCTGCACTTGAAGCATTTGTAATTCCACCACGTCTTGTTCCTGCTGGAGCAAACCATGGAAACGATACTTGATCGCTTAGTGCCATTGTGCGTAAGATACCATGTGAAGCTGGAACAACTACGTTGTTACCTGCGTTATCACTTGTGAATAAACTTGGATAAAACACACCTAAGTATTCATCGTATGTTACAAGTCCATCGTCATTGTCTTCAACTGCACCTTTTACGTTAGTTGCATATTCGTTCAATGAAGTTGCATCTGGTGTTAATCTAAACGGTAAGTCACCTACAACAAATGCACTAATGCCTCTATCATAGTTAAGTGTTTTCATTTCACCAATTAGCTCTGAGTAACCAGGTGTTGCCATCAAGTTAAAGATTCTTGAATTATCATCTCTAATATCAGCATTGCTGTTAACCATTGCTTGTAATGCTTGTACTACAACTTTACGTTGAGCTTTTCTACCAAAAGAGCCTGCACCATTTTCTTGGTTAGCTGATTCAGTTACCCATCTGTTAGTTGCGTATGCACTCATTGACTCGTCGTTGTTAAATCTAATATTAAGTCCTGTAGTATCAATGTAGTTACGTACATATTTCTTAACGTTAAATCCTGAACGTCTAGTATTCCAAAGCAACATACCTTTTGGATATAGTGCTGGATCTGGAGCGTCAAAGTCTAAGAAGTTACTTACTAGTAATTCAGCAATAGTTCCTGCTGTATCACCTTTAACACCTGAAATGCCATAACGTGCATCAGCAAACAAAATACCGTCTTCAGTAGTTTGGTCGCCTGTATCAAGTGCAATGAACTTCAATGAAGTGCCATTGTATTTGTAAATCTTAGGATAATTTTCTAAGTCTGCTGTACTAATCCAAATGTCGCCATTTTTAAGATCAGTTCCATCTGATTGCTTAGTTGGCTCAGTAGCTGAAACAATTGGTCCTGCTGGATCTGTTTTATCACCACTTACTGCATTATAAAAAGGTGCAGTTGAATCTTGATAACCTACCCATGTAGTACCGTTATGAATCATTAAGTCTACTTCGTCAACAATACTGTTGTACCATAATGCACCATCAGTTGTTAATGCTGTTGGAGCCAATGTACTTGCAGTATATGTTAAGTATTTCCAGTTACTAGCAACCATATCGTATGCATTGCCTGCGGCATCTGTATACAAGTTTGGTGTTGCTGTTGCCGCATTTGAGCCATTGTAAGCTACAAATCCTGCTAAAGCTAATCCGCTGTTAGTATCTGTAATGTGGATGTCACCACCGTCATTGTGTTCAATAACAATTCTGTTTGAAGCATCAACACTTGCTACAACGTTAGTTAATCCTGCGGAGTTAATTGCTCCTGCAACATCATCTGCATCATCTGCATTACCGTTTGTTGTAACACTTACTGTAACTGCCGCACTTAGTACAGCACTTGCTGGACTAGTTTCTGCAATATCAAAAGCATAAGTTCCAGTTACTAGTTGTGTTGTGATAATATCTGAAATAATTTTAGTATTACCAGTTGCTTGTCTTCTGTGAATCTTAAAGTCACCAATTGGATCAGTTGCTTCATCATTATTAGTTTTGATGTAAACTGCGCCTACAGGTAAGTTTTTACCGCCGCCTGCTTTATCTAATGCAAACAACGCCGCTTCAGGTGTTGCATACATTGGAGCTGACTTAGTTTCCCACAAGCTAGTTGTGCCGTTCCACATTTTAACTTTCCAGTTAGCACCTAAATTAGGTTGTGTAGTTTTAACCCAGATACTTCCTGTTGGACGTGGACTTGTGTCAGTTGACTTATATTCAGGTACACTAGTATGCGGAGCAATACTTAACTTCGGTGCTTTAAAAGTAGCCGCTGTTAAACCAATCTCTGCTAATAGTGTTGAAGCGTTAGTTGCTAATACAACGTCTACGCCTGTTGAATAAATCTCTAATTTGTTGTTAACTACTGCTGAAGTAACTCCAGCAATACCTGCTGAACCAATAGCACTTACAACATCACTTAATGCTGTTCCGCCACTAGTTACTACAGTTCCGTTAATGCTCATCGAAGCACCGTTAGTAATTGTTGCGTTGGAAACCGTACCAGTAACAGTTGCCCATGAACTAATCCATGCTGTAGTTCCTACTTGTACCCATGTACCATCGGATTTTTTGTAGTATAACTTGTTAAGTGTTGTAGTTGCAACGATAGCGTAGTCACCAATTGCGCCAACAGAAGTTTTTGGTGCGCCGCCTGTTACTTTAGTTGTATCTGTAATCACTGTTGGAATTTTGTTAGTAAAGCTCTGTCCGCCAGTAACACTAGCCGATGCGCCGTTCCATTCAAAAATACCAAACACACTATTTGCTGTATCAAACCAATAAGTGCTGTCTGCTGGATTAGCCGCTGGTGCTGTAGCAGATGCCATTAGTTCTTTAGTGTTTAATGATGCTCTAGTTACATAAGCTCTGTTAGCTACTCCTAAGTATGAGTAGGCCGCTTGTAACCCGTATTCGTTTAATTCACTACCGTGTAGTGCATTGTTGTTTGTGTCCGTATAGAAAGTTGGATCTCCAAACAAGTCTGTTAATTCTCTTTGTGAGGTAACCAAATATGGTTTGCCTGCATTTGCCGCTGTTGTACCTGCGGCTGTTCCTGTTCCAGCACCGTTCGTTTTGTCTTGTGCGGAAACAACAAAAATCATTGGTACTGTACCTGGCTCAGCTGGTGTATAGAAACTTTCGTCTATAACGCTGACCTGTACTCCTGGTGATACTAAAGCCATTTTATTTTCTCCTGTTGATATAGCATGTTACTATTATTTATACCATTTTGCTAAAATAGGTGTATAATCAACCGAGAAAAAGGGACCAAAAAGGGCAGGTAAATACATATATGAGACCTTTATGTAAATGCGGCACTAAACCTGTAGCTATAAACTACTACAAAAACGGAAAACCCTTTTATAGAAGTAAATGCGAGTCATGTACTAGACACGGCAAGCCTATACACGGTGCTTCTAAATGGAAACAATCAGGGTATGAAAAGAAAACAGAATGTGACAAGTGTGGGTTTAAAAGCAAACACCCGGAGCAGTTTTCAGTGTACTACATTGACGGTGATCTTAATAATATAAGGTTTAGTAATCTAAAAACAATATGTGCTAATTGCACTAAAATTATTTACAAAGAAGGATTTAGATGGAAGCAAGGTGATCTGCGACCTGACTTCTAAGCTCAGCAATAGTACCGTTGTTTTCTAATGTTTGTGAAAATTTAGTATGAGCCCAAGCCCATTCGCTAGGATGAATATCAGTAGGCTCTGTATCAAACTCAAGATACTCTGTAAACCATTTAGGATCTTCTCCACGTTTTACACGCCATACATGTCCGCCTACTTCATGTAGCATTTTTGCTTCATTAGGAAAACGTGTATCCGGTAATACCCAATTAATATCTGGATTGTCAGTAATTTTTTGTTTTACTAGAGATACCCAAATACCATCATAGAATCCGTTACGCATACATTCTGTACCAAATTCTTGTAATACTAGTCTAGGAGTAATTGTACGTCCAGTTTCTTTTGACCAAAACTCGTCTACTTTCTCACGCCATTCTCTAGATTCGATTGTTTTACCATCAAGCATATCTCTGCTCCACCCAAACATAACGCCTACGCTATCTTTAAGTTTATCTGCAAATGATATTTTTTGGAAATTATGCTCACTAATTAAATAGTCAGCAATAGTATCTTTACCACTACCAATTAAACCACATACACCAATAATCACAGGTTAACTCCTTATAAATTAAAACTATTATACAATAGATTTATCAGGAAGTCAAGTGTTTATTAGCCGATTGTGAATCCGTAGCCTACGCCGCCTGCTACTTGCATTCTTAGTTCTTCTTCTAGCTTTTCCATTTCAGCTTGTGCTTCGGCTTTTAGTGCATCGCCATTCAGAGTTGAACCTCCTTGTGGACCTGCAATAGTAGCAAACTTTGAACGTGCTTCGCCTAGCATATACTTACAACTTGCAAGGGTATAATCTTTAATCCATTGCTTTGCAAGATAGTCATTAAGTAATTCACTATCTGGTCTGTGATTGTAAACATATAGCAGTAATGTTTCTTCTGCTCTTGGGCGTTGTAGTAGTGTTAATTTTTTAGTTGTAGTATTCCAATTAAATTCAATAAAGCTACCAAACATTCGTCCTACTAATTCTTGGTATTGACTGAACATATCGTATGTTGCTAGTCCGCCCATGTTTGAACTTGATAACAAATAAGTGTTTGTGTATGCCATGTTAAATGGTTCAAATAATGTGCCACCATCTCCGCCACCTGAACGTGAACCAATTGAGCGTCTAAATAATTTTCTCACCTCAACTACTTCTTGCGGTAGTGTATATTCATTTTGATCAAGTATAGTAGGCATAAAAAGATATGACTCTTCTACTGAGTTATCACTACGCTGTCTAAATTTGCCAAAGGCTTTTTCTAGTGCAGTTTCATAATGAATAGGGTC